GATCGCATCATTCGCCAGGCCTCGACCGTCGTGTACGGTTCGACCGGCGATATGAGCGGACTCACCTGCACGATGGCGGACGACCTGAGGGAGAGCGCGAAGTACCTCATATCGTTGTTGACTTGCTGTCTCATCGAGTTGTCCTACTACCCCGAGCAGGTGCGCTCTGATCGCTCTGCGTTCCAGGGGTACTACGACATTTTCACTGGTGATATGGGAATGAAGGCTCTAGTCGATGCCGTGGCTGAGTGCCGTGGTGGGGAGGTAGAGCCGGACGGACCAGGGCTTCCAAATTGGGCATCCTGGGACTTTCCCGTGGACGCAGGCGGACTCGTTGGGTGGCAGACACAATGGTGATCTAATGGCATCGTTCGCCGTTCGCACCTACGGTGACGTCACCGTAATGCGCAAGCTCCTCAAGATGGCTGACCAGGCCGCTGACTTCAGTAACGCCTGGCCAGCCGTCGTTGAGATCGCGGCACGTGGCTACGGCAACTCCTTCGATCAGGAGGGGCCGGGCTGGGCACCGCTGGCAGCGTCTACTATCAAGCGCAAGGGCCACGATCAAATCCGCATCCGAACGGGAAGGGACAGGCGCATCATGACCGATCCCTTCTCGTTGACCTATCGTGGTACTCCGCATACCGTCAACATCGAGGCGGGCGTGGACACTCCAGCTGTGTTTCATCAAGAGGGTACAGGCCGTATGCCAGCACGGCCGCTCCAGTTGACCCGCTACTACCAGGATCAGATGTCGCTGGCGATTCGGACCATGCTCTCGAGGGCATACGACGGTGGCTAGCCAGCCCACCCCACTCCCGCCCCCGAGCGGCACTCCAGTCTATGGCGAGTTCGTCGGCGTCTATGACATCGACGAGGTCATCATCGACATCCTCAAGACGTGGATCCAGAGTTGGTTGAACGAGGTTGCCCGGAGGACTGGGGAGCCTTTTGCTCGAATGCGCAAACCACGTAGCTACAGAGCCAGCCACGAGATTGAGTTCATGCCCGAGGATCAGCGGCCGTGCGTGGCAATCGTCTGTACATCTCCTGATGAAGTATCGTATGTGACGGGCGGACCAACGTCCGACATCGGGAAGCGTCTCCAGATGATTTGGAACTACGACATCGCGGTCCAAGTCTCTGCGCAAGGCAAGAAGAACGACAGTGTCCCCCGGGCGCATCGCCTCGCGATGATGTACTGTGTAGCAATTCGCGGGGCGTTGATGAACGGCGAAACAGACAAGAGCAAGAAGATCAATGCGATCTTCGATTGGCTAGGAGAGGAGCCTGGTACGCTGGATTCCGACGCAGATCGAACGACGTGTATCGGAATCGTGCATTTCAACGTTACGGTGCCGACAGCGGCGACGATGGGCATCAGCCCAACTGCGCCGGAGGATGTTCAAGATCCTGAGATCCCAGTATGGCCTTGGGTCGAAACCTATGACCTCCAGATCACAAAATGGCCGACGGAAGAACCATTTCCGTCTGACGACTAGAAAGGTGGTGAGTGATGCCGCGACCTGGTGTTGATACATTCATCATGGATGACCCGGTTCGAGCCGAGGCCAACCTCGACCCGAGCCAAGCGTTCATGGTCGGTATCACGCAACGTGGACGTGCTGGCATGGTCCAGTCGTTCACGGACTTCCAGAACAAGTACGGCGGCCGGGATGCCGACACCAAGGACCTGTACGACGCTGTGCGTGCCTTCTTCGACGAGTCGGGTGGCGCGACGCTGTACGTCAGTCCGGTGTTCGGCGCGGCCGCCACATCGGCGAAGGGCGACCTGAGTACGTTCATCCACGTGGACGCGCGCGGCGTCGGCACATGGGGCAACAGCATCGTCGTCAAGACGCTGACCCCGTCGTCGATGATCGAGCAGGCCCAAGGTGGAGTCGTCTACCAGGTGCTCGACGGAACCAACGAAGTCGAGCGCAGCCCGGGCCTCGTCAGCATCGATGACGCCATCGACTGGTCCGAGCGTCGGAGCAACTACGTCATCTTCACGCCCTACACGGGCGCTGGAGCGACAACGACTCCGACGGCCGGCCAGACGGTGACGCTGTCGGGCGGCGCGAAGGACGTCAACTGGTCAGACGTCGATCTGACCACAGCGCTGGAGCAGTTCGTGTTCGAGTTGGGTCCGGGCCAAGTGTCATGCCCCGGCGACACCAACACATCGACATGCACCGCCATCGCCAAGCACACCGTCGACACCCATCGAGTCGGCATCTGGGATCTTCCTGACGATCCCGACCCGACATCTCTTGGCCCCGTCATCGGCTCACTCGCTGACGTGCCGGGAATCATCAACATGCTCGGTGTGGGGCCGTTCCTCACGTACCCGTCCGAGACACCACCGTCGACCATCCTGGTCTCGCCGGCAGGTGTCGAGTCCGGCATCATCGCTCGCTGCGACAAGCTCGGTGACCCGAGCCTTTCGGCAGCCGGCGTGGACGGCTACTCAGCCCGCGCGCTCGGGCTGAGCCAGGACTACGCTGACGCGGACAGGGAGGATCTGAACAACATCGGCGCGGCGTTGTTCAAGCAGATCTACGGCCAGGTCAGGATGTACGGCTACCGGACGCTGGCTGGGCCGAGCGAGACCAACTGGATGTTCTTCCAGGAGAGCCGCGTCGTCATGATGATCGCACACGAGTGCACGGCTGTTCTGGAGGAGTACGTCCTCAAGACCATCGACGGCAAGCGCCAGCTCCTGGGCCGCGTCAACACCGCGCTGACAGGTGTCTGCTCGCGGTTCTGGGTCGCAGGCGCGCTGTTCGGCGATACGGCGGGCGATGCCTTCCGTATCGACACTCAGTCGCCCAACTCGCTGGAGACGATGGTCAACGGCGAACTGCACGCCAACGTCCTGCTCAAGACGAGCAAGCTCGCTGAGTGGGTCGTCCTCAACCTCGTCAAGTACCGGACCGAGCGGTCGCTGCCGACCGCCGCATAGGAGGTGAACTAGATGGCCAATCCCGAGCGCCAAGACACCTGGATGATCTCCGTCACACTCGAAGGTCGTGACCTGGGGATCTGGGATACGTCAGATGGCGGCGAGAAGGACAGCGACGAGAACAAGTACCCGCCCGGCGGCATGCTCGCTGAGATCAGCCTCGGCGGTCGTCCGACCATCGGCGAGCTGACAGTCACGCGCTACTACGACGCCCAGCGCGATCATCCGCTGTTCTCGTTCTACAACAAGCACGTCGGATCAGGCCGTGGCTCGGTCGGCTTCACGCCGCTCGACTTCCACGGCAATCCCCAAGGTGCGCCGTTCGTGTACAGCGGCACCCTGAAGACGTTCACGCCCCCGACCGTGGACTCGACCAGCAGCGACGCTGCAATGGTCGAGCTTCACTTCACCCCGGAGACTCTCACGCCATGACCATTCACGTCCAGAGCGCGGACGATGGCGGTCAGCTCGATCCGCAGGATGTCCAGGACATCCCTGATCAGACTCCGGCCGGCAGCTCGATCATCTCGACGCTGCGCAAGCAGGCAATCGACCAGCGCAAGAAGAAGGTGAAGGCATTCTCGGTGGGTGGCGATTTCGGAGACTGTCTCCAGATTCGCTATACGCCACTGCCGCCGGGTCAGCTCGACGACTTCATCGCCGGGCAAACGGAGGTGTCGCAGGAGCGAGCTATCGAGCTCAACATGGACATGATGGCTCGCTCCTGCGTCGATGTCATCGGGGTGGAGCCTGACAGCAAGAACGTCACCATCCTGTCTGACGAGGACGGACCGATCCGCCTGGAGCATCGTCTGATCAAGTTCCTGGAGATGCCAATCCCTGAAGGTGCAGTCCTCACGTCGCGCGAGGCCATCTCGCTGATCTTCGGCAACAATGGTCTCGCCGTCGGAGAGCACGGCGACAAGGTCGCGGCTTGGATGCGCAATCCCGGGCGGGCTGAGGGAAACTCCTGAAGGAGAAATGGGCTCGTGTATTCGGTCAAGCTGCGGCTTATGGGATTGATCCGCTTTGCTTCTTGCGGGCCGATCCAATCGAGCTGCGTGTCTTGCTGGAACTCGCTCCTAGCATCATCGAAGCCGGCATCAGAAGAGATGAGCTCCTAGCCAACCGAATCATCTATGAGCTCAGCGAAGCGATGAAGAGGACACCCAAGAGAACGAACATCACCAATGGCTGATCCAGTAATCACAACCCTTCGCATCCTCGGTACGCGAGCGTACATCTCCGGCGCTCGTGCATCAGCCCGTGCGATCCGGGATGTGGGTAAGGCCGGAGATGAGACGCATTCGGGGATGCAGCTCCTCAAGGGCAGCCTCGCTAGCGTCACGGGTGCGTTCGGCATCCTGGCGTCGGCCGCCAAGAGCACCTCTCTGATCCTTGGCGCCTTGACGTTATATGGTGCCAAGGTGGGTCTTGAGTTCGATGCGTCAATCGAACGGGCAACGGTCGGCATCACGACTCTGCTTGGTGACTCAAAGAAGGCCAAGAGAGTTGTCCAGCAGGTTCAGGC